GGGTGTGGTCGGACGTACATCGAGGTCGCCCAGTGGAATGGGATGACCGACGAGCAGAAGCAAGTAATATGGAGGCGCATAGATGCAGAGGCAACTGCATGGCGGTACAACATCTACAAGGATAGGGCCAGCAAATGATCGAACAGATCAGGACATTCTTTGGAAGAACTCGCGGAGATCATGCCAGTCGAGAGACTGTCGTGGTTGAATCGAAAGCATGGCGGTGTTCATTCTGTGGACTCATCATGATTAACTACAAACAAGTCATGCCGCACGGGTTGACTTGCTCACCAGACTCACAAAAGGAAATGAATAATGGAACAGATCAACATCAGAAAGAACAGCATCCAGCACCGAATCCTCGCATGTCTCGCCACTAACGGGACGCTGGCGGCATCGCAGATCAAGGGACTCATCGCACTGACCGACAGCTTGGTCAAGGTGGAGGACGTACTACACAACCAACTGCTTCATGCTGGCTTGGTCATGCGCCAAGAGATGACGTGGGCATTGACCAATGCAGGGCTAGATGTAAAGATCATGCTCGGTGGACTGGATGACATCAAGCCACTGCGCCGAGGCAAAGCCCTTGCCGCACAGAACGATCTGTTTGCTCGGGGCAACTACGATGGGGCTGAACTCAAGCCCAACTGCATGAGGCGTGGTGCGTATGACGCTTTCAATATGCCATCACTCAACTTCACTGGACGCACATACAGAAAGGACGCACTCGTATGACAAGCAAGGAAGAATCCATGCAACTACGCATCGACAAACTCTGCGAAGAGTTTCGGGCATCCCGCGACATGGCTATGGTCGTGATGAGTAGGGATGAATACCAGTCACTCATTCGGACAGTCGTCACTCGATCTGTCCAAGCTGGCTGGGAGGAGGGGATGGAGGATGCGAAGTATTGCAAGCCCGTCTCAGTCGCCCAGCCTAAAGTCTCCGTCAACAAACATTCGGATGTGTAATCTTTCAATGGCTCGCAACTGCAATGGCATCCACGCACGAAGGACTGCGTTACGCCAGTTGCAGACTTGCCTGTAACTCACACCCCTCTCCTCTGCAATCTTCCTGATGCTTGGGCGCTTAGTCGCCCAGTGCATTAGGATGATCTGCAACTCACGGTTGCTTGGCACTGTGCCGCTTACATTCGGCATCAGATATTCAGCAAGGCTACGGACTGCATCCGTTCTCGCCTTCCCCCTGCCATACATAGACAGCACCGAATCCCTCTCCATCGGAAGCAATCTGCCAATCATCGAATGAATCATCGCGGCCTGAGCATGAAGGTCAGTCGGCGACAGATCATCAAGGCTAGTGCCTCGCGTGCCAGTCAAGTCCGTGCGGCTGTACTCATCGCGCTCGCTGATGTTGAACGAGAACTTGATCGCCTGTTCGACAGAGTAAAACTTCATATCCAATCCCCATCCTGTTCGATCATCACATCGAGGCCGCCCTCTGGTACTGGCTGCCCCAGCTTTATTGACAGAAACGTGATCTGTCTGTCGTTGTCATACGCGATACCCTGCAACGCATCAAGCACAACCTTCTGTGCGTTATCTATGTCGATGCGTCTCACGCCCAATCCCCAAAGCCTGTCCTTCTTCTCTCGCTTCTCTGCATCCTGCGGCCTCGGCGGGTGCAACGTCATCATCACCCTGATCGGCGTGGTAATCAGCGCGACCTTGTTCGCCCTCGCTATCCAGCCCACCTCATCCTTGTACGCATTGGCCGCACTGCTCCTGACCATGCGCCCTCGGAAGTTTCTCCAGTAGACATTCGTGCTTATGGGGTAGGGCATCATCATTCTGTCTCGCCCTTCTTGGGTCTTCCGGCGGATCGCGCTCGGCGGATGGCAACTGTCTCGATGATCTTGGACAGAATCTCTGGCCGGGGAAGCGAAATCACCGCCCCGGACATGCCCATCACCGCCTTCTCCCACCTCTGAACCTTGGTTGGAATCCTCATGTCCAGTAGAGGAACGCCTATCAATGCGTCCTTCCCCTCTGGTCTGATGAACACCGTCTCTGGCTGCTGGCATTTGCCAAGTGCAATCTGTTCGTCCCTGAACTTAGGCGTGCAGTCTCGGCAGTGTTCGACTGTCACTCCGTCCCTGCGGTCTGGCGCACTGCAAAAGATATAGGCCACCACGTACTGCGCCCACTTCTGCTGGGTCTCGTAACAGGTCGGCTTCTCGCGTGAGGCAGCGCCGCCTGCTGTGTATCTGTCGAACGCCTGCGATACAAACTCAGGCTCATGGGTTGGGCAGTAGCCAAAGCTGCCTGCTGAACTGGCACATCCACCGGACAGACAGCGGCCTCGTTTATTTTCCAAGGACGAGCACTCCCTCTCTGATTGCCTGCAAGAAGGTGAGACAGACGTGCTCGAACTGCGATCCATTCTGGTCTTCCCATGCGTTGACATCATGGTGAAGGACATCATGGCAAGTGCGACAGATGGGTATCACCCACCAGTCAGGAACCTTCGTCCCCATGCCCTTGAACCCTGCGCCGTGCGGGTGATGCGGGTCGTCAGCGGGTGCGTTGCAACTCACGCATCGAAGTTGCTTTACCCAGCGGGTGTATGTCTGACACTCCATGCGCTCGACGTACCCATTGGACAGAGCCTGCTTAAACGTAAGGTAGGGCGGGATGACTTTCATGCTGTCGTGTCTGGTGAGTGCTCCTCGAACTCGATCAGCATATCAAGATAGTGGCGAGCCTTCTTCAAGTCCTCGACCCCACCCTTCGATCTCCAGCGGGAGATGTACTTGATGGCATTCCCCTCCATGAACCCGATACCGTTCTTCATGATGTACTCGATGGGCTGGATGGGCATCTCTTTGTAATGGTTGCCGCCGACCTGAATGTTTAAGCTGCTCATTTTTCGAGATCCCTGTTGATTCTGTTTCGTTTGTATGCGTTGACCAGATCGTCTGCCTTGTCGCTCAGGCCAATGATTGTGCCGTGGTACGGATTCTTTCTTTGCAGCTTAGCCACAGCTACGCTGGTACTCAGACTGATCTTGGCATCATGCTTCATTTTCTTGAATGGGTCGCCGCCATTCTTGGCGTGTTCCTCATCGGTGTATTGCTTCCAGTTAAATGCGTTGACGGTCATGCCCCATATCCCTTTCGTTCTGTTCTCTCGTTCGCCTGAGTCGTCTGCCACACCGCAACTCCCAGCTTCAATATCTCCAGCTCCCACCTCAGCTTCTCCACAATCTCTGTTGATGTCCGAAGATCTGTCAGCAGTTGCAGGTACTTTGGATCTGCGCGAGCCTCCCTGTCTTGCGCTGCTGCTGTCTTAAATCCTAAAGCGTCATACTGTTTCATCAGGATAGCGAGCAAAGACTCCCTATATTTTTCCAGATAGTTCTTGGTGGCCTGCTCTGTTGCATACAGACCAGCCTTGTCTCGCATCTCAGCGAGTCTTGCCTCTGCCTTTTCGTACATTTGGTAGTGTCCTTGGTTGTGGGAATGTGTCTTTGGTTATTTCAAATGCGCTGTTGACGACAGATTTCTTTCCGATCTCCTTCCCGGTAGCAAGATCCTTCGCCCAGATTAACTTCGACCCGGGGTACTTTGCATTAACCTCGTCCATCAGTTTCGCAAGATCGGGAAACTCTTCTCTGTTTTTGCGGCGCTTCTCCTCATTGATCTGTTCTCTGATCTGTGCTTCATCGTTCATTTCCAAAAGCCTCCTGCATTTTTTGTAAAGCCTCGCTGATCGCCAAGTCCTTGGTGGTCTTCAGTCCCTCGATCTCTTTGCACAAACGCTCAAGCTCTGCGCCACTTCTTGGAACTCCGAAGTCCATGACGTGACGCGAAGCCTGCTTCAGTGCGGCAAGGCGAATGTTGTCAATGCGAATGGCTGTTGCCTTATCCACATCCTTGGTCATCTCAAGTTGGAACGCCAAGTCTTTGACTGCCGCCTTGTAATCTCGAAGCTCGGACTCCAGCGTTGCAATCCGTGAGCGGTCATTGATGTGAAACTCTTTCACCATCTTATTGATTGCATCCACAATTATTTCTTCACCGTGTAGCATGAAATCAAATTGAGTAATTGTGATTCTGTTTCTTTTTGTTTCGGAGAAACAGATAACCTCAAGAGTGCTGTTATGTAAGTGCTCTTCAAATCGAACCTGAACGCTGTACAGGGATGCCCTTTGGATGGCATCGGCCACGGCAGGGTGCGCTTCAAATCCCGGTGCTGACTTGCTCATATTGCCACTCCTTCGTCATCCATATATCTGGAATAGTTGTAGATCATCGGCTGGTGTGGTCGCTCAGAATACGAGCAAGCACCAGACAGATAGAACAAGCCGACCTTACCTTCCCAGTCGCCATGTCTGTTCTTGTCGCAGACCATGATGGCATCCGGCATCTCCTCGTCAACGTCCTTGCCTGACTGCTTCGTCTGTTCTTTGCGTTTATTGCGCCACACGGTAAAGCACTGGTCAACCTGATCGACGATAGCCCCGCTACCTTTCGCATCCATCTTGCCCGGTATCTGCATCTCATCTCCGAGCTTGCGGCTGTGGTGAATCAGGTGGACATGGACATTGAAGTCTTGAGCAAAGGCGCAGACAGAATCAACGAAAGCCTTCTGCCCGTTGTAGTCATCTTCGCCCTTTACCACCTTCATCAGCGAGTCAACAACGAAGTGTTGGATGCCCAGCTTCTTCGCGGCATAGCGCATGATAGACAGCATGTGGTTCGGGTCTGTCTGTCCCATCTTGTCGTACAGCCACAACTTACCAGTGGCGTGACTGAGAACGCCATCAACGAATCTGGGTGCTGGTGTTGCTGATGCTGCCGCCTGTTTGCACATGCGAGCAAGGGTCGCCCGTGGCTTCATCTCGAAGCTGGCAATACAAACCTTCTGGTTCTGATGCAAGAAGCCAAGCATGACGTGACTGGTCAACAGACTTTTGCCGTGACCATTGATGCCCATCCACAGGCTGACTTCGCCCGGACGAAAACGGATGTGATCAAACGTCTTTGGCCAAGGCAGTGTCGCGCCAGTAACCATCTCTTCGCCAGACAGGAGGGCAATCGTTTCATCGCGGTAGGCTTTGGGCGCAACGATCTTGTCTTTGTCGTGCGGCTCACTGGCGTACTCGGCAAAGTCAAAGGTGTCTTCGGAAAAAATCATTTCATTCATATAGGACTTTCAATATCTAAAAAGAACGGCACTTCGTATGGGAACAGATTTCTGTAAATGTTTGTTTCTGGGTGGGTCGGCAGCAGCAGGCTTGGGTCACCGATGATCTCTGGTGTGTGCGTCATGTGTGCGCCAGCCTTGAGACTGGTGTTCCACAAAAACAAAGACCCAATAAAGCCCATGCTCGACTCTCGATCACCAATAGATTTGTTCTTTGCGATCTCCAGAGCGAAGGCTTTCACCTTGTCCTTGTTGCACGTCGAGTCATAGACCAAGCAGATTTGCAGATCACGAACCCATCTCCACTCTTGGTTCTTCGGGTGGACTTCTTGGTTGGGATATATCTGCCAGCGTCCAGTGGTCAGCTCACCGATCATGGAAACCATGATCATTTCTGTCGGCTTGAATCCTGAGATACGCATATCCCATAGCTTCTGTGCATCGCCTCCCGGAAATATCAATTCATTCATGCGGCCATCCTTTGAATCATTTCGAGGTTGTGCTTCTTTGACCGGCTTCTTGCCGCACGCTCAGCCATGCTCATCCTCTGTCTCTTTGCATCCTTACCCTCACCGATCTTGTAAACCTTGATCGAGTCTCTGCCGTAGATGTCCTTCTCCCACCCGCAGATGTGAGCCGCGCCAGCAGAGTGAAGCTCCCTTGTGTACTGGAGCACGGTGACGTAGTGAAGCCCAGTGTGCTCGGCCAACTCCTTGCATGTGTAGATTCCTTCGAGCATGGCCTTGATGAGATGCGCCTGAGAAATGGCATTGATCTTGATGATCTTCTTGCCCTTGTTGCGTGGTGGTACTGGACTCATATCCAGCCTCCAGTCACAGATGCCGCTTCCTCAGTCTCGTCTTCCCATCGGCGCTGGTTCAGCCATGTGCTTGGGAATGGAATGAACTGTCCCTTGTCCTTCGTCCAATCCGTTGACAGCTTCGATCTCTCGACTGCCGCCACCATCTTTGCCAAAGTCTGTTCGTCAGGGTTGATCTTCGTGAACGCCCTCAATGCCTCGGTTTTCGCTGTCTTGCGTGGATAGGATGACCAGAAGGACTCAAAACCCACCAAAGAGATAGATGGTTTACTGGTTCTTTGGTTCTTTGGTTTACTGGTTGCGTCCTGAAACGGTTCTGATTTCAGTTCTGTAACCAGCTCTGATTTCAGAGATTTCTTTTCTACCTTGGCCTTGTTCGCACGTCTGGCTGAGTCTGCTTTGCCGTGGTACTTGGTGATCTCGAAGTCGCAACGCTGGTTTGTCCAGCCTGAATCCTCAAGGGTGAAGAACTCATCGAGCACAGCGGTGACCTCATCCACGTTGTCAGGCATGGCGATGAGTCGAGCCGCCCGAGCAGGGTCTGCTGGCAGTGGCTGTTCTTCGGTGTAGTAGGTGTCGATCAGACGGCGGTAAGCCAAGTCTTCGAGAAGGGTGA